TAGCTAAACCACCAAAAAATTTACAAGGTGTTTACACAAAATTCTTGACATTACCGAAAAAGCCGCTTGACTATCGGCTCTATTGTGGGCGGGGGGCAGATAGTCAAATAGCTTTTCTTATATATGCTTATTCAGTTGACGGACTTATTCAGCCCGCCCACGACTAAATAAGCAAGGTTTTTCGGAAGCTTTCTCCAACCTTAAAACCTCTTTTATTATAACACATAAAAAATCAATGTCAATCAAAAAACAGGGGTAAAATAAAAAAAATTAAAAAATTTTAAAAAAGTTTTAAAAACTATGCCAAAACGATTGACAACCATATATCAAAGTGATATAATAAGGGTACAAAGATTGAGAGAGGGTGAACCTCAAAGGAGAAAAAACAATGATTAAAACGATTGAGCAAATCAGAGCGGAAAAAGCGGCGGGCGATTATTTCGCCGTAAGGGATGACGGTAAAAAGTACAAAGCAACTTTTACAAATGATTACGGCGGCGTTATGTTTTTCTGTATTCCCGACGAAGATAGCGCGAGAATAATCGGCTACGAAAAGAGGTAAACAAAATGAAAAAATACATACCGTATTTAATTGTAAGCGATTGGAATACTTTTTCCGGGGCGCCTGTTCGGGAAAAGTGGTACGAGAGCGAAGAGGGTTACGCCGTACACGCCGTGCATAATATCGATATATCATACGCGAAAAGCTATGATACGGGAGAAGAAGCAATCGAGCGAGCGAAAGAGTTTGCAAAGACTTTTGACGAAAAACGCTACTCAATAGGGAAATGTAGCTTTTATGAATACGAAACAGAGGAATCAGAAATGGATAAAGAATTTAAACTTGGAATGCTTTTATATATCGACGAAAGAGGGAAAGACAATAGACCTTTACGCGCAGAAATACACGAAATAGATGAAAAAAGAATATTGCTTAACAGCGGTGAAGAAAAAATCGAAATATGGTTGTCTTTTCGATATAAAAATCCACCAAAAGATAAAAAAGATTTTTTCTTTATGGGCGGAAGCATAAAGTCTGAAGATATAGGGAAACATATTTTTTGTACGGAAGAAGAGGCTTCCGAAAAAATAGAGAAAATAGAAAAATTAGAAGATGAAATTAAAGAACGGCAAAACATTTTAAAGGAGTTAAAACGATGAGAGAACAAACGAGAATGAAGAAGCTGAAAGAAGCACGGAAACGCAAAGGTTATACGCAAGAAGAGCTTGCCCACGCGGTAAACGTAGGTGCGATGACGATTTATCGATATGAAAGTGGTCGGAGGATTCCGAACGCAAGAATGTTGAAACAAATCGCGCAGGCGTTAGATTGCAAAGTAGACGATATTTTGTGAGGTTGACAAATGGAAGAAGAAAAGAAACTTGAAAAAGACGAAATCAGCGCGATTGTGAGCGCGTATGACAGAGCAAGAAACGTACAGGAAAATATAAATATTGAGCCCGATTTTATGAACGCAGAACGGCAGAAAAGAGAGTTTTTTGAAATCACTTTGCCGAATGTTTTAAAAGAAGTACGACCGAGCGCGGGAACGTTGAAATTGTACGTAGATTATGATAAATACTATACGGGCGAGATAGACGAAGAGGGAGAGCCGAAAGTGGTTTATACAGGCATTAAAAGCGAAGAAATAGAAATCGATTTTAGATTGCCGAACGGGGAAAAAACAAGCGTTATATTCAGCATAAAGGGAATGAGCCTTGAAGAAGTCGTTGAAGAGATTTTAAGGAGAATTGATTTATGAGCGAGAACAAAAAAGAGTTTTATGTGTTACGGAAAACAGCAAACAAGCGATTGTAAAATACGTATTAAAGGAGATATGGTAAAATGTGCATTGAGAACGGTTGGGTACTTGACGAACGGAACAATATGCCGCATAAAGTCGGAACTTGCGATTGTTGCGGGCGTATGATTTATGAAGATGAAGATTATGACAGGAACGGTGAGCGGCTTTTGTGCTTTGATTGCGTTGAACTTTTAAAAGATGAGGAAGAATGGTAAAATGGGTATTTTATTAAGAGGCGATATAAAAAACGTGGCAATGTCTTTGAGAGTCATAAAAGCGGTATCCGACGGAAAGACTTTAAAAGAATATTTAAAGAGCCTTGCTGAAATGCCGAAAGGCGAGAGAGATTCCCACTGTTCGGAAGTTGCAAAAATAGGTAGACGAATCAGAGAGTTACGGACGGAAAACGTAGGATATTATGGGAGAGCATACAATGGCTAATATATATCAGTTGACAAGAGAATATAACGATTTATACGAACTTGCGCTTGCAAACGCGGACGAAGAAACGGGAGAGCTTGACGAACGGATAACCGCCGCGCTTAATATAAAGGGCGAAGAACTTGAAACGAAAGGAATTTCTGTTGCTTGCGTTGTGAAGAGATTGAACGCAACGGCGGACGAAATCGATAGCGAAATAGAACGCTTGACGAAAATGAAAAAGGCAATACAAAGCACGACAGAAAGGTTGAAAGGCGGTTTAAAAGCTGCGTGGCTTTCGGCCGGTATTGTAAAAACGGAAAGCGTAAAGGCTACAATCTCATTTAGAAAGTCTGAACAGGTAGCAATCGATAACGAAGCGGATTTGCCCGAAGAATACAAGCGCGAAATCGTAACTATAAAACCTGATAAAACAGCTATAAAAGCGGCGATAAAAGAGGGCAAGGAAATCCCGGGCGCGCATATAGAAGAATGTATGAATATTCAAATAAAGTGAGGTAAAAACAAATGGAATTGAAATTCAGAAAATTGAGAGCTGACGAAATAGACGTGCGCGCGGGGCGTGTGATTGACGGTAAAAAACAAGGCGCTTTATTATTGCTTTATAAAGACGCGCGTTGCGATATGGACTTGTTAGATGAAACCGTAGGCGCGATGAATTGGCAGAGAAAGCATAGCCGCGATAACGCTAATTGCGCCGTGGGTATTTACGATTCAGACAAGCAGGAATGGATATGGAAAGAAGATACAGGAACGGAAAGCAATGCGGAAGCCGCCAAAGGGTTGGCAAGTGATTCGTTCAAGCGCGCTTGCACTAATTGGGGAATCGGACGAGAACTATATACGGCGAAAAATATTTTCGTCCCGTGCGAACTAAAAGACGGTAAATTGCCGAAGTGGCTTTCGTGGTATGTAGAAGAAATCGAATATAACGAACGCGGAGAAATAGCAACGCTTGTTATTTGCGATAATAACGATAATATCGTTTATAATAAACAAGCCCATATAAACACGCTTAATTCGCGCAAGTCGGAAGAAGCCGATAAACAGACCGACAACGAGAAAGAAACAACGCAGGACGAAAATAGCGAAAGCAAGGAAGATTTTCGAAGTGTTTTTGAAGAAGTACAGAACGAAGATTTGACGAACGCAGAAAACGTTGAAATCGTGTACAAGAACGGAACAAAAGAAAGGGTAGGGAACTTGCCGATTGTATGGCTTAAAACGCTTGCGAATAAGACGGAAGAAGAATACAAAGAAGCAAGGGAAGCGGCAAAAACAATTTTAAAATTAAAATATAACGAAAGTGTGTAAAAATGCTTGACTTTGTGCGGCGGTAGTAGTAAAATATAATAGCAAACACTTGTTGCCACACAAAACTGAATGGCGATTATTTGGTAGCCGACTGATAATCGCTACTGAACAATCACAAGGAAAATACTCTTACGAACGCGTAACGGCTATTACGCTTCGCAGGGGTATTTTTCTATTATAAGAGGTATAAAAATGGGTATAACAATGAAAGACAGCGGCTTACAATGTTCTATATTTGACGGCGAAAATCCGTTAAAAATAACGCAACCGTTAAGACTTATAGAATTATTCGCGGGTATGGAATACGCACAAAAGCGCAACGGGCGAAACGTACACGAGCGAAACCGCGACCGCCGACGCGCCCGACCGTTTCCGCGATATAATCAATGCCGTTATGGGCTTCAATATCGATTTAGAGCTTTGCGGGTGCTGGTTGTGGGCGTTCAACGCGTACGAGTGCAAAGACGAGTTGAAAAACCTCGGTTTCTTCTACTGCTCGAAAAAACGGGCGTGGGCGTGGACGGACGAAGAACCGAAGAAGAACAAGCACAAATTGACGATGGACGAAATCCGCGACCAATACGGAAGCGAGAAGATCAGAGAACGAAAAGACGAAACAAAAAGAATCACGGGGGCGGCGTAAGCCGTTCCCGCAAGAAAAAACAAAGGAGCAAAAGAAAAATGGAAGTTTTAACGAAATGCGTAGATTTTGAAAATGAAAAATTTGTACTTTTCAAAGACAAAAAAGCGGGATTGCCCGAGTACTACAAAAACGGCGAGTATTACGGAACGATCCCCTACACCGAACTTGACGAAAACGGAAAGCTGAAACGGCAATTAAACGGGTTTGAAATCGGTATCGAAAACAGTGCGGAAGCCGCGCTTCGGTATCGGTGGACACAAATTCAACTGAAAAAATTTGAAAAAGAACACCCGGAAGCAAGCGAAGAAACGCTGATAAAAAAAGCCATTGAATTATCGAACGTAATAAAATAAGCAACCAATCAGAGCGCCGACCGCAGGCGGCAGAAGTCCTGCGGAAAGGAAATAAAAATGTTATCAATCGAATTTTTGAAAACGAAATCGCACGAAGCAACCGAACTTGACAAACGCGCAATCGACAATTTGCGCCCGTATCTTGCAAACAGAGCGAAGCGCGGCGATTTGAATGCCGATACGCTCGAAATCCTTGACGAAAGCAATTATATTATTGTAGAAACCGAGGGGTTTGAAAATATCGCGTATATCGATTATGAAAGCAAGGCGATTTGCGAAGTCGTTCAGCCGATAAATCGCGAAAAGGGCACGTTATACCCGATACAGGAAATCGAGCTGAAAGCGCAGTATAAACGCTACTACTAAAAAAGGAACGCCGACCGCGGGCGGCATAATTCCCGCGGAAAGGAAACGAGAAAATGAAGAAATACGTATTAGAAGTAACTTTACAAAACGGCAAAAAGAAGTACGGCACATTGTACGATACGAAAGAAGAAGCGGAACGGGATCGGCGCGGGTGGCTGAAAATTTGCGGCGGCAAAGCTCCGTTTAAAATGGAAGTACTCGAACTTGAAAAGGACGGAACGAAATGAGCAATCTTGACGAATTTTTCAGTCGATACGGAAGCCCCGCGAAAGAAGCGAACGAGCGCGTAGATATTTACCACACGCGCGCGGACTGTATCGACAATATACGCCGTGCGCAGTATAATAGAAGAGCAAAGAACGAAAGAGAGGTGAAAAAATGAAAGGTTATAAAGCATTTGAAAAAGGGAGAGTTTGTAGAAGCAGATGAGTAAATATTGTAAAAATTTTCGTTGCCCGGAAAATAAAGGCGAGCCTTGTAAAATAGCTAATGATTGTTGGCTTTTTCAATGGGATATAGACAAAGAAAAACAACCAAAACTAAAAACGGTAAGCGCGCCGCTTGAAGAGGATGAACAAAAAGATTTTGCATTATGGCTTGACGGTCAGGGCGTTTTATGGGCGCATATTCCGAACGAAAGAAAGGCAAGCCTTGCGGTATTATCTTCGCTTGCGCGGCAGGGATTGAAAAAAGGTTTCCCAGATAATTTCATAGCGGTAGCGCGTGGGAAGTGGCACGGTTTATTTATCGAGCTGAAACGGGTGAAAAAATGTTTGTCCGTGCGTTCGAAAGAACAGCGGGAATGGATAAAGCAGTTGAACGCGGCGGGATATAAAGCGTTATTTTGTTACGGCGCGGAAGAAGCGAAAAAAGCAGTAAGAGAATATCTGAAAGAGGTGTAAAATGAAATCAGTTTTAATATCAAATCTCCCGAAGTGGTGTGGAAAAATCTGCCACGAAATAGGAAAAGACGAAAACGGTAAGCCGATTTATGAGAAGGTTATCGAAGTTAGGAAGGGAAGGCCATCGGAAGTCCCTTTTAGGTGCTTAATATACGCGACGAAGCCCAAAAAGTGGCACAAGAGCGGTCCTTTGCTTATAAGCGACGAATCATTGTGGCTTGCCAATGGTAAAGTCAAAATGTGCGATGGCTTGGAGTTTTGGGCTGATAGTGTAGAAAACTATCACTGCCTGAACGGCAAAATAATCGGCGAGTTTATCTGCGATAAGGTTTATTCGATAAAAAATCAAGGCAACAGTTTTGTTGTGGCAAACGAAGAACAGGGCGTAACGAACGAGATTGCCCGTCAAAGTTGTCTTGATTATGACGATATGGTTGGTTATTTGGGCAACAAAGACGGCTACGGCTTACATATTACCGACTTAAAGATTTACGACAAACCGAAAGAGTTGAGCGAGTTTAACCGACCTTGCCCTTCTAAAAATCACAACTGCGAACTTTGCATTAGATACGGGAAGCCGTATACTTGGGACTTCGACGAAAAGACGGGGAAAATATTTTGCACCCGAAGAGTAACTCTCCCGCCGCAGTCGTGGATGTATGTTGAAGAGATAGAAACAAGATAAAAACAAGGAGAAGATTATGAAAAAGATTATTAAAATTATGTTGGCTTTAACGATTGCTGTAATGATGATTTTTTCTTCTGGCTGCAATCAAGCAGATACGATGAGAAACAATATTCAGAAAGAAGCGGACAAGTTCAATGTTTGCCGAAAGATTACGTTTGTAAATCTATATACAGGGCAACTGCTTTATAGTGCGGAAGGTTATTTTTCGGTGCAGACTACATATAAAAACGAATACCAAGGGCAACAGGAAATAGGACTCGTTTTCCATATAGCGGAAAACGAATACAAAATGGATTATTTTAGTATTGCCGAAAACGTGTGCTATGTTATCGAGCAAGTAGAAAACACGACAGGGAATCCGTATTACTGGAAAATCGTTTGGTATATAGCGATTCCGGAAAACGTAGGTGGTTAAGTAGATATAAACGGTATAAACCCGTTATATATAATAATTTTTAGGAGGATAGTAAAATGTCAAAGAACAAAGTAACTCAGGAACAGATTGCAAAACTTATTTCGGAAGCGAAAATCGACGTCGCCACCGTTCAGGAAAAATGTACCGTCGTAACGGTAACGCTTAAAAGCGGATTTATTCTTACAGAATCGAGTGCTTGCGTAGATAAAGCGAATTATAACAAAGAAATCGGCACGCATTGCTGTATGGAACGCATAGAAAGAAAACTTTGGGAATTGGAGGGATATGCGCTGCAAAAGGAACTTGCGGAAAGCGATGAGAACTGTGCTGTGATAACGAAAGCCGAATTAAAAGAGTATAAAAGGCAAGCCGTAAAAGCGTTTGCGGAACGGTTGAAAAAAAACCCAAGAATAAACAATTACGGACTTGAATTTGTGGCTTTGGTTGATATTGACGCGGAGTTGAAAGCATTATTAAAGGAGTACGAAGAATGAAACAATTTGAAGGATTAACGCTTGAAGAAAAAATCAGAACGCTTGCGATGGATATTTATGCTTCGGGTGTGGCAATCGAAGCTCCCGATGTTGCGCTCGGCGTAGAGAAAGATGCCGACGACCATTTTTCAAGAATGGCGCAGTATCTTTTTCGGTGTGGTTGGCGTACAAAGACGGACGAGCCATACAAAACAAAATTTTTTGGACCGCACGACAACGTGAACCACCCCGCGCATTATACCGACGGCAAAATAGAAGTGATCGATTATATTCAGGACAAAGACTTTAATTTTTGCCGCGGGAACGCGATTAAGTACATATCGAGGGCGGGGAAGAAAGACAAGGCGAAAGAAATCGAGGACCTGCAGAAAGCCGTTTGGTATCTGAATAAAGAAATCGAACGATTAAAGGGGGAAAAATGATTAAAGTAAAACAGAACATAATGAGCGGAATAACGCCGAGAGCGCCTACCGCGTTTAAAGTAACAAAAATTGATTGCTATAAGCCGCATACAGTAAAAGATGAAGTGGAGATATGCTTGACTTGCGATTTGCCAAAATGCCGAGGCGATGACCAGTTATGCAAACGCTATCAAGCGATGATGAAAGAACTAAAAGAAAGGAATAAAAAGATTAAGGAGAAAGACAGATGAAGAATAAAAGGAAAGATTCAAAAGAAAGAGAAGAAAGACCGGTGGAGCTTAAAGATACTGTGTTTTTTGCAGAAAGAGGGCGGAAAAACGAAATTCTAAAAGGTAGTGTAGTAGTTATTTTAGAACATTGCGAATTTCGTTTAAATGGAACCGTTAGGACAAATAAATTCAAGGTCGTTTTAAAAAACGATGACATTTTTGGTGGTTTGCTCGCTCAACCGCACGGAGAAAGAGTTTTAAGTTATGAAGATTTCGGAAAAAAAGTTTTTAAAACAGAAAAAGAAGCAGAAGAAAAGTTGTTAAAAATCGAAGAGCTTGAAAAACAATTACAGGAGTTAAAAAGATGAATAAAGTATTTTTAATCGGGAACTTGACGAAAGACACGGAACACGGCGTAACAAAAAACAATATTTATTATTGCAATTTTACAATCGCGGTAAACCGTTCGTATACGGACAGCAACGGCGAAAGGCAAGTCGATTTTTTCAATATCCGAACGTGGCGCGGAATCGCCGAAAGTTGCGCGAAATACCTTATGAAAGGGAAAAAGGTTTGCGTTTCGGGAGAATTACAGCAGAGAACTTACGAGGACAATCAAGGCGTAAAACGTACGTTAGTTGAGATACAAGCAAACGAAGTAGAGTTTTTATCGCCGATAGAGAAAAAGCAAGAAGAAGCGACGGATAAAAAACAAACAAAGCCGTATCAGCAATCGATTCTTGAAGATGATGATATTCCGTTTTAAGAGGTGATAAAATGCAAAATATTTTAACAATAGTATTAAAATTTGAACTTATAGACATTTTGGAACTTATAATGCTTGTATGGCTTGTGCTGAATTTCTGCTTTCAAGTTGCGAGCATTGCTCGTTTGAAAAAAGAAGCGACCGAGTTTCAACAATTTGTAGCTGCGCAGTCCTGTGGTATTTTATGTTTATATATATGGATATTTTTTTTGAGGTGAAAAAATGAAGATTCGGAAGTTTTTAAAATGCGTTTTGATAAGTTTAATTCTGATAGCGTTTTGTTTGTCTATTGCGGCATTTGCGAAAGCAAATACCGCACAGACCGTAACGCAGACGAATGAAATGGAATTTACGGAAGAGGACAAATACAATATCGAAAATTACGTTTCAAAGTATAGGAATATGGATAGCTATGAGGTTATTCCTTATACGAAAGACGGCGAAAGACGGTATCTTTTAATAGGCGAGAGATTGGGAGATTATTATATAATCGTTTGCGCCGTTCGGGATAACAGTTTAGTCGTTCTGACAAAGGGGAACGATAGAAGATAAAGGTGCATAAAAATGACAACGCTTGAAATGCAGAATTTAAGCAATTTAGAAAAGGAACTTACGGAAGCAGAAGAAAAAACGTTGCGGCTTATAAACTTTATAACGCTTTATAAGCAATACGATGATTTGCCGCGTAAAGAGCGAAAATTGGTATTAAAACAGCATAAGTTTGCATATAAATACTATGCAACGCTTAAAAAGCGAATAAATCTTATAAAATCGAGATAAAAAAGCGCGGTGAAATATCCGCGCTAAAACTTTTTATCAAAATGCTTGACAATTAAAAAATATATGGTATAATAAAAGCGAATGAGGTGATATTATGGCTGATTTAGAGCGTATTAAAAAGAAATACGATACCCCCCGAAATAGACATAGAAGAAGCAACGAACGGCGGCAATCGTTATTCGTTGCCGTATGGCTTATGTAAAAGCGTAGGCATAAACACAGAGGGAATGACACCGCGTGAAGCGTGGGAAGCTTGGCAGAACAAAACAGGCAATACGAAAGCGGAAGCCGAAAAAGAGCATTGGAACAAGGAAGATAGCAAGGACGAGTCGAATAAAAATAAAAAAACGGAAGAACCCACAAAAGTAGATATTAAAAGCGAAACAGAGAAAATGTTATCAAGTAATAGAATTTACGATAGCAAATCTATGAGCAAAAAAAATATTGTGGAGCAGTTAAAATATGGGGATGAAAATGCACTTGGTGTAACAGCAAAACTTTTTAATGACGATAGTTTTGCTTATAGGGATAACGAAAGGGATACAGCATACTTCTCTGGGTTCAATAAAGTTTGTTTAAAGAAAAAAACCTTAGATGACCAAGACCATTATGAACGCGGAGAAACTTTCTATCATGAAACATGGCACGCGATTGATTATAATTATGGAGCGCAAGTACAACAAAGTTCGTTTGGAACAGAAAAAGTGCAGCCTTTGAGTGTTACATATAAGTTTGATGACGAAAAAACATTCAAAGATGTTATAGACGAAGAAATCAGAAACGAAAATCATTTAAAAGATTGACGAGGTGTTAAAATGGCGCGATTGACGAGCAGACAGCGACAAGCGGTAATCGCTCGTTACTTAGCGGGCGAGAGCATTGCTTCGTTAGCAAAAGAGTATAACATTTCATATCAAGCACTTGCAAAGCAAGTGAAACAAGAAAAAGTTGTAGAAAGTTTAAAAAAAGTTGAAAATGAGCAAGCTATGACAATGGCAGCGTTTATTCAGAGCAAGAAAGAACAAACGCAAGACATTATAGAAGCGTTGCTTGACAAGTTACAAGACAAGATAGACAAAGCAAGTTTTAAGGACTGTATAGCGGGAATTAAAGACCTTGCAAGTCTATACCTTGAAAGAGAGGATAACTCAATCGATAATACCGTAAAGGTGGTTATTGAAAGAAAGGTACAAGACCTGACGGACGAAACGGATAATGAGTAGCGTTATAGAATATAACCCGATAATACCGAAGAACTTTGCCCCTTTATTAAAGACGAACAAAGAGAACGGAACGCATAGAATAATAGCACGTGGCGGAAGATACAGCGGAAAAACCACGACTATTATACAGGAAGCGTTAGAGGGTTATATAACGATACCCGGAGCTAATATAGTAGTAGCAAGAGCCGATGACGTCAAATTCAGCAAAACAACGTTTCCGACGGTTAAAAAGGAATTGCAAAGGTTTGGAATAGCGCAGTATTGCCATATTCCAAAGAGAGCCGGAGATATAATCTTTAAGCCGAACGGGAACATAATAAGGTTTGTAGCGACAGGCGGAGATGAACATAGAACGAAAGGCTTAGACTTCGAAAAGGGATATGTGCATAGATTCATCCACGACGAAGCGCAAGAGCTTGAACACGAGTTCGAAGTCAAGGGTTGCGAAAAGACCTTATTAAGAATGTTAGGCGATACAACGAAATGGATATACATATATAATCCGCCGCCCTTTCGCGCCGAGTTTGCAAACGTGTATTTCCCGAAGCTTATACGCGAGGGAAGAGCATTAGAGATATATTCATCGTGGAAAGACATACGGAAGCTATTATCGCAAGACGTTATAGATGAAATACTGAAAGACAAGCAAAGCGATTTAAACTACTATCTATATGAATATATGGGAGAAGTAACCGCAACAAACGGGCTTGTCTATCCGCAATTCAGGCGCGAAAAGCATTGCACAAACATTTACACGCATTTAGCCAACGGCGATAGAGTTATGGAGCTTATCCTTGGCGTAGACGAGGGAAGTATTTACGACAGCACTTGCGTAACACCGATAGCGATAATGTATAGCGGACTTGCGATAGTGTTAGGTTGCTTTGAGAACGACCCCGTAAAGACAGGAGCGCAAGCACCGAGCGCGCAGTCAAGGGATTTAATCAGATACCGTGAAAGGCTTTTGATAAAATTCGGGTTTTTAAGATACGTTCCGCGGCGGTGGAACTTCGAGTGTGCAGAAGCAGGACAAAACCTGATGAATCAGTTTGTAGCAGATACAGGCGGCACGGAAGATTGTATGCCCGTTAGGAATAAGTCGATTATGGGCGATATAAAGCGCGTAAGAAGTATGTTACAAGAGAAAGTGCTATTATTCCACGTAGACGGAGAATCTGACGAAGATAGCGCTGAAAAGCTTATGAGCGATATAGAGAACTACGTATTCGATGAAAAGACGAACACGGTGAAGAAAGGACAGCGCGACGATACGATAGACAGTTTGGAATACGGCACAAAGCTTATATACGATATGCCGATACAAACGACAATGAGGTAAGGATATGGCAGTTGCACAGACAAACACAGCGGTTATAAATGCGCCGAGTAGAAAATTATTCGCGCCTATGTTTCGCGCGCGTTGGCAGAATATGCAGAACGTTGTCAACGATAGCGCGTTTCTTGATTTAATTCCCGAACCGTATTTGACATATTATACCTCTTTCGTGCGGCAGTGCTTGCAGTGGAGCAGGGGTTTTGTGCCTATGTTACACCAAAAGGACTTTTTCTCAACGGGAATGGGATATACTGTTTGCGAGATAATCACGAGAGAGTGTTTAAGCGGCGGGGTTAGATTAGAAGCGCGGGAAGATAGCACGCAAGCGGCAATGGAAGAGTGGCAAGAGAAAACGCACCTTGCGAACGAGATTTACCGTATGTTTTGGCATAGCACGGCGGGCGGAAATGCGTTAATGGTTATAACGCCCATTGACGGCGAAGCGTATGTTTCGTCATATCCGATTGATAGGTGTATTTTTCAAATCAATAGGCGCGGAGACGTTACGAATTGCCTTATTTTCAATAGATTTACGGCGGGCGAAAGCGCGTACTACGCAAGAGAAAGACGAAGAGTGCTGAAAGGCAAAGGATATTACAAAATAGAGCTTGCAAAAGGCACTTTGACTACTTCGCCAACGTTTACAAGCGATTCCGTTAAAGATATTCCCGACGAAATCAGAGCGCAGTTTGAATACACGTACGGACATATTAAAATCAATACGTGGTATGAAATGCCGAACGGAATAAGCGGTATCGGCGTTTACAATATAAAAAACAAAGCGATTGCGGCGGCAATGTCCGATATGCCCGGTTATAGCGATTCGTCGCTTTATACGGCGCTTGACGTGCTTTATTCGATAGATTATAACTACACGCAAGCGCAAGTCGATATGTACAAAGGAAAGTCAATCGTGCTTATACCGAAGCAAATGGCGGGCGCAACGATAAACACAGGAAGAGTGAACGTAGCAAACGGCATAAGCTTTACGGAAGCGATACAAGAACCGCAGTTAAGAGATGATTTTTACACGGAAGTTATGACACCGAGCGGCGAACCGATAAAGCCTACGTTTGTGCAGGCTGACTTGCGGGGCGAAGCGCATAAGTATATTCGAGATGCGGATTTAGAGTTGCTTGCAAGTAAGGTAGGGTTGTCAAGCTCAACGCTTGCAAATCATCTGACTTATAACACGAGCAAGACGGCAACGGAAGTCAGAAGCGAGCAAGACACGACCGAAAGCACGGTAAATGCGAAGAGAAAATTAGCGAGCGCGCCGCTCAATCAAATGCTTACGGATATAGCGCATTTTTACGGCTTTAAGGACAGCGTAGAAATCAATTTCGGCAGAGCTGGCGTGAATAGCTCAACGGAAAATCAAGAACTATTGCAAGACTATCAGGCGGGAACGATACCGTTAAGGCGATACCTTAAAAAGCGTTGGGCGGACTTGTCGGAAGAAGAAATCGAAGCGTGGGCAAAAGAGATAGAAGAAGAGCAAGCGAGCAAAACAAAGCAGGACAATTTCGGCGGTTTTGGGTTTGACGATAAAGACTATTTCGGAGACGGCGTAAATGACGGAAGCGAAAGACAAACTGAACAAATCGGCGTTGGCGATAGAGAACGCGCAGAATGATATTCGGTTATTGATACAACGCGCATATTTGTATAATTATTCAAGAATTTATACAGAAAAGGCGTTAAAATCGATAATCGAAAGCTCGTTAAAGTCGATAGACATACCGAGATTAAAGCGCGATACAGTATTATCGTTGACGAACTACGCAAACCGGCAAAAAAACGCGTGGAATAACAGCGGAATAACGCCAGCGGTATTGTTTTTCATTTCAAAGCGCATAAACGCGAGCGGAGAACCGGATAAAAAGGTATTGACGGAGAGATTGCCGAACGCAGAGATACAACGCGATATAGAAAAGCTGACGGGAAAAAGCGTTGAAACGGTAAATAAAGGCGTTCCGTTGCAAAGGTTTTACGGTGATATATGGAAAGAGAAAATCAAACCTACATTATCGAAGATAGCTGCTGAAAAAGCACTTGACCCGAACGACTACACAGGGCGAAACAGTTTGCGAAACCTTGCGGAAATGGAAGTCAGGAATCAAGGGCATAAGGACGAGATAGAAGAGCTGAAAGCAAGCGGAGAAAAACTTGTGTTATGCTCAACTCACGCAGACTGTTCGGAGCGTTGCGCGCCGTATCAGGGGCGGTTATATTCGTTAGACGGAACGAGCGGAGAGATAGACGGAATAAAATACGTTCCGCTTGAATATGCAACGAATAACACGCGAGATAGATACACAACGAAAGCTGGAAGAACGTATCAGAACGGACTTTTGGGGTTTAATTGCTTTGATAAAGAAACGGAAGTATACACAAATCGCGGGTGGAAACGTTTTTATGAGCTTGACGGCACGGAAATGTTTTACACGTTAGACAAAGAAACGCGGGAAACGGAATGGCAAGCGGCTAAAAGGTATTATAAATTGGAAAGTCAAGGAGAGATGATACATTTTAAAAGCAATACCGTTGATTTGCTTGTTACGCCTAACCATAATATGCTATACTTTACGTGTAAAGATAAGCGGTTAAGATTTTCGCAAGCTTGCGACTTGCCGAAAACAGCTATTTTATACGGTGGAGAAGAATATGACGAGAAAGACATAAAAACAGTTAAATTAGGCGAAAAGGAAGTGGACGGCGATTTGTATTGTAAACTTATGGCGTATTATCTTTCCGACGGCTCAATACATAATTCAAATGCTATTAAGATAGCGCAAACAAACAATGAAACAATGTATAAAGAGTTGCAAAAGTTGCCGTTTAAAGTTTGGCGTGACAAAAATAAAATTGTTATTTACGGTAAAACCCTTGTAAAAGAGATGAAACCTTTCGGTGTTTGCACGGAAAAGTTTATACCGAGAACAATATTTGAAATGTCGCGCAGGCAAATAAACGTTTTTCTTAAAGCTTACTTAAAGACGGACGGATATACTGCAAAAAACACAGTCATAAACGGGTATAATAGAAAACCGCATTTACAAGTCTTTACAACAAGCAAACGACTTGCAGACGGGCTGTCAGAATTAGCATTAAAAGCAGGCTATAGACCGAGAGCAGAACAACGCAGACCGAGTGAAAAGGAAATACTTTTCCCGAACGGAATATATAAAAGCAAATTGATTTTGTATGTTATTCATCTCAATAGAAGCGTGAACGCAGGGAACTTAAAGCGCGAACGAGTGAGATATAACGACTTTGTATATTGCGTTGAAGTACCTAATCACACGTTGCTTGTACGCAGAAACGGGCGCATTATTTGGTGCGGGAATTGCCGCCATAAACTAACACCTTACAGGGGGCAAGCCCCCGAATACGTAAGCGAAAGCGAGCGCAAGAAAGAATATTCTATAACGCAAACGCAAAGGGCAATGGAAAGGCGCGTACGGGCATTGAAAGCGGAAGCAGAGATGACGAAACACGCAAAGAGCAAGGAATATATAAAGTATCGGGAAATGGCGAAACAAGCCTACGAAGAATATAAGCGATACAGCAAAGAAAACGAACGTGCGTATTATCCTATGCGCGTAAGTATATAAAAAATAAATCAGGAGGTATAAGGTATGTTCGGTAAAAAAATCACGCTTGACGATATTTTGAAAGGTATCGACAATCTTTCGGACGAAGAAAAAGAAAAGGTACGCGATAAAATGGCTGACCTTTATAAAGCCGAGGACGAAAGAGAAATCGATAAAGTAGAAAGAGAGAAAGCTGACACGGACGAAAAAGCAGACGAGAAAGGCGAAGAAGAGGACGAGGAATCGGAAGAAATCGGCAAAGACGTTGACGAAGTAGAAGATGACTTTGACGAAGAAAACGAAGAACCCGCGAAAACGGAAACGCACGCCGCGCCAACCGAAACGGAAGAAGAGCCGAAAGACGATAACGCGAAAATGTTTGCGGAGATTGCAGAACGGCTTGACAGAATCGAAGCGGCACTCGGCGAAAGTATGAGAAATCCGAAAGAAGCAGACAAAAAAGCAAGCGAAGAACTTACGGCGCTTGAAAGAAAATACGCATTTTAAAAAACAAAAAAACAAGGAGATTAAAAGAAAATGAGTAAAGTTATTTCCACTTATGGAAACGTAGAACAGTTTGTTACTTCCGCCCTCATGGGTATGGGCGCAACCGAGCAGGACGCGAACGGTCGTTTTTACCTTGACGGAAGTATGGTAAACGTAGAACTTTCCGACGTAATCGCGGAAGCTATCTATATTCAGGAAATTTTCCGCGACGGGCAGTCCGTAACGGGCAAGTATTCCACCGACAGAAAAGCGGGCGCGCTGCGCGTTATGCTTGACACGCCGCTTCCCTCTACTTCCCGAACCGTATCGTACGGCGGCAGAAACGGCACGGACGGCAATTCTGGCGTGATTAACACGAACCCCGCATTGCTTCCCGCAAACGACGAGTTTATGATTTACCTCAATCAGGTAAACGACCAGTCTATGCTTTTCCCCGATTTGGGCAAAGAGTATTTGCCTCTTGACGTTATGGCGAAGAAAATCGCTTCGTATTCGAAATCCGTTACGCAGGATAGAAGTGCTTCCACGCTTGCGGAAATCATCGCGTATGCGTTCTTCCGTGCTTTGAACGGCGGTGAAAACCTTTATCAGATTGAGGATTTGGACGCGGATAACGCGTATGCAACGGCGTGCAACGACATCAACGCGGTGCTCGATAACGGCGACCAAGCGCAGGGCGCGTTTACGTATTCGACCGAGGGGCGTACGATTATCGGCAGACCTACCTTTATCAATAAGGTATTCAATCGTAAATCGGGTATTATCCTCAACGGCAGCGACCTTGCACAGGAAATGCTTCGTGAATACGATTTGGACGCGAAATTCGAAAGCAAAGGCTACGTCGGCACGGGGTACAAAGGACACGCGCTCGGATTCCATTGGCAGAGTGCGCCCGATTATATTTGGACGTTGGCAGAAAAATACCTTGGCTTGGCGGCGGGCGCGTTGTCGCACGTGTACGCTATTGCGGTTTCGTTCGAAGCCACCGCGCTTGGACGTATCGTTGACCTTGGCGTGAAAATTATCGACGCGAACGAAGTGCGTGGCGTTAAGGCACAGCCTTTGAACGTTTGGGGGCACGAAGCGTTCCGTAAATCGGTAGTGATTGGCGACAACAACCTTACGACCGGAACCGTTGCCGGGCTTGGCTTTACGGCAGATACCCGTAAATATCCTATCGCGCCGAAATCGGTTGCGGCAATGGATAAAATCGTTCTTCCCGTATTCGATGAGGGCGGACAGATTATCGGTTACAAACAGGTTGCGAACGTACCGAAGCCCAACGGCGATAACATTCAGAGCGGCTTGAAGCACGTTGCGGCGCCCGTAGCTGATACGCCCGCAGGGAAAGTAACGGCGAATAAAGTTGTGAAATTCACTTGCGCAACGGCAGGCGCGGATATGTACTACACGACGAACGGCGATGAGCCTACGAAATCGAGTACGAAATACACGTCGGCGGGTATCACGATTGACGCGGCAAAGACGATTAAGATTATCGCGGTTAAGGCGGGATATGCGCCGTCCGAAGTCGGAACTTATACTTACACGGTATAAAACTGTTTTCGTCGGTTTTTACAGGTTTAAAAGCCGACACCACTTACAGAAGTCATTTGTTTTACCCTCTTAATACGTTTTGGTAGGTTGTACGTAACAATCTACCACCATAATAAAACACGAGGTGCAAATATGTTTATACAACCTTACAATTCGGATTATATGACGTTTGACGAAAACACGGGGCGGTATGTGCTTACAACGAAAGCGGTATTAGACCAGTTAGGGATTGATTTAAACGTACTTGCAAAAGACAACGGAAACGGCGTAAACGCGTTTTTAAACCGTGTATCAATGCTGACTTACAGGAAAATGCACGAATACGGGTTTGAGGACGAGCAGGATAGAATTATAGCAACGACGGAAACGGGGCGAAAGATAATTCAAGAAGCGATGATAGAGCAGTGCTTTTACGTAAAATCGGTAGGCGATTTATCTTTAAGCACGAAAAAAGAAGAAAGGGCATTATACGCAAGCGACGGCTTAGAGTGTATTTTTGAAAAGATTATACCCGAAATCGGGAAGTCGGTGATAAATATCTCAATGGGGTGCTGAAATGGATTTTTTAAGTGAAATGTGTTCGAAGAAAGACACGGAATACTTAACGGGAACGTATTATAAACGCCGCCCCGTTGAGCCGTCAGACAGCGGGGAAAAATTCACTTATGAAATGTTAGACCCGCACAGCAGAGAATACAGAACGATTATAGGCACGTTATTAGTCGAGGGAAAAAGCACGGCAATAAAAACGCGTTCGGCAATCGACTTTAAAGAAAAGCAGTATATTGTAACGCAAGACGGGCAATTTTGGCAGATTGTATCTGTTTTAGAGAACGTGCAAGCGGAGCAAAGCAAACAAGCGTTGCGGTTTTTCGTTGAAACGGCGCAGACAGAAAAAACAATCCGCTTGATAGGAAAGGATAATCCGTGGGGATTGCAATGACAACGCGGGAATTTCAAAGATTTTGCGAAAGCCTTTTTCAAGGAACAAAGCGAATAACGCCTATCGACACGGGGAATATGCGCTATAACGCCGTGAAAATGGTATACACGGACGGTGGAAACGAGTGCCATATTTACGTAGACGAAGCAATCGCGCCGTATGTATTCTATACTAATGAGCCGTGGATAAGCCCGAAATGGCACGGAAAGAAAAATCCGAATGAGGGCTGGTGGGATAACGGCGCGCAAATAATTGATGAAAGGATAAGACAACGATTAGGCGCAAAATTATCTAAAAACAATATCATAGTAAACAAGAGGTAAAAGATGATTGAGTTAAAAAAGCTTGCGGAAAGGCTTGAATCACAATTAAACGACGGCTTGACGGGCGATATATCATACAAGCTTTTCACCGATACGGGAACATTTAAAAAGGCGTACAGAGAAAGAAATTCCGTTATTACGTATATAAACGGCATTTATTCGAATGTATCTTCCGATATATCCAACGTATACGACGGCGCGAACGGCTTTTTAGTTGGAAGTATGACAAACGAAGTCGTTCTTGTTATTCCTTGCAAGGATGATGACGAAGACGTTTACGCAGTTATTCATAGCCCGAATGAACCTCAACCTGAACCAAAGCTTGTAGAAATTGGGAATAATACTTTTATCTCTCAAATCAGAAAGCGGCTTGACGATATAGCGGCGAAAACGTTATATTTTACCGAAACCGACAGCGAAAATAAATCTTATGACGTATCGGTTGCATTTCAGCTTGCAGATACTGGAATAAGAGAACAATTACCGGAGCTTGGCGATTGTTTTACTTTTTCTATGCAAGCCTTTTACAATATCATCGAAAGCGGCGATAATTCCCGGAAGTGGAAAATCTATATAGACGATATGCCATTGCCTTATTCCTCTATGTCTTTGCAACGGCAGACAACGCAAGAAACGACGGTATACGCGAACAAAGGGCGTTCCACAAGCACTTTGATTGTAGCAGATACATTTTCGTGTGGGATTGAAATTCCGTCGCTTTTAATGAGCTTTAATAGCATTGTAAAAGATTTCTTATTGAACGGCTCAAACGGTTATGTACACGTTGCGAAAATCGTTGCGGGCGATACGACCATTTATAAATTGGTTGTTTTATCCGAAGACACGGCAACCGCAAGCGGCGTTTTAAACGTTGGGTTAAAATTGCAATTAAACGAAACGAAAGAAGCTTATGGGCTTATAGCGTTTTCGCCGTCGAATTATATTATTTATCGGTGTAAAACAGGAGCTTCGTTTCTCGAACATATAACGTTTGACAGTGATTTTGCCGTTCATTATACCGATTACTACGGGTATGGATTTGATACGGGCGGAATAAAGAGTTTTTATCCGTCTTACGGCGAGCTTCTTATTTTCCCGAAAGGAACGACCGTAAAGTTTGATAACGCACAGAATTGGCAACAAATACAGTGAGGTATTTATGGCAACTTACGAATATATTATAAGGAATGAAACAAGCGGAGAGGGCGGCGGCTTACCAGTAGCGAAAGTATCATCGCGCGGCGGAGCAGATAAGCCGCAGCAAAGCGGCGCACAGAAAACCGTAAAAACGCTTAAAACATTATCTAATTTATATGTCGTACGTGAAGCCGTATCTATCACAAAAAGCGAATTTATGTACAAGGCGAACACAGTAGAGCTTCGCACGGGGTGCAAGGACTTACAGCAGAAAGTCGATTTTCAAATGCAATTAGGACAAATGGGATTAAATCTACTTGGTTCAGCGGTTGCGGGGTTTGCCGTAGGCGGTATTATAGGCGCGGCAAGCGCGGCGGGATTGAGCGTTTTATCGCAAGCAATAGGATTTGCACAGAGCACAAGTCAGGCGCAGAGAACGATTGATTTGAAGCAGTCTATAGAGGATAATACAATCCGTATGCAAATGGTACGCGCAGGCTCACGCGGTAGTAGGGGGAATTACGAACAATGAATAATATAAGAGTAACGATAGGGAATACAGATTATACAAGTTATGTCGTATCTCCCTTAAAAATGGGGAATTTGCTTGATGAACGATTAGACGAAGTAAATTTGACTTTGCGTTATATATCAAAGCCGTATTTTGAGCCGCAAACGCTTGTAGAAATATATATAATAAATAATCCCGAAGCGCATTATAACGCGGCAATGGCGGCGGATATTCTTAAAGAATCGGATTATAATTTTTCGAACGGCGTATCATCTGACGGGCATTTAAAGCAGATACTTGATAGTAGCAGAATCAGGCAGAATTACACGAAATATTTTATCGTAGCAAGCGATAACGCTTCCGAAATTATTCCGGGCAGCGGAAAATTCGAGCACGAAATTTATTTGATTGAGCGCACAAAACTTTTAGAGGGATTTATCAGCGATAGCTTGACTTTTACAAATCCGACGGCAACCGTTTACGGAGAGCCTAAATCAAACTTTTATTCGTGGTACGGATATGATATAGAAAATACCCCCGACGGATTAAAAGCCGCTTCGGAAACGAATATAACGGGAACAAATTACTTTAAAAGCCCCGCACAAAACAAAAAAATTTCAATATCAGGGTTATCGACAAGCGCAGGATTCGGTAAAACGCTTATAGATACTATCAATGCAAATTGGCACGGCGCTACGCAAGCCTTTCCTAATGCTGTATATGATTTTGGCGAAACTTCGCCCGAATTTACGTTGTCGGCAGGAAAAATATTTCAAAAAGTTGTTTGTAAGTCGGGGAACAATGAAGTATACAACAGCACAATTAAAGTCGTAAACGTTGACGGTATTTTTAAGCTTAACAGGGTAACTGTTTTAAACGGGAAAGAGATAGAAAACGTAACAGACGATAAGCTAATGCTTATAGATTATAACTTATTAAATCTATCCCCGGAAGTATATTCGGTAGAATATTATTTTTATGTCGCGACGAAACAGGCGAGCGGCGTTTTTACAACGCCATTTTGGTGCGTAAAGGCTACGAATATATTTGTAGTAGTGCCCGAAAAAGGAAATTCTATTGCGCCTAAAAAACTCACTATATCCGATACGGTCGATAGGATTTTCGACACGTTAGAGCCGAATAGAGCTACAAACCGATTTTCTTTTGACGAAACGCAAAAAGCAAAGTATGATAAAATAATTGCGCCCGAATTTACGTTTACAAAAATGACAGTTAGGGAAATGTTACGCACGGTAGGCGGGTTCATACACGCCGAGCCGAGATTAAAAGACGATACGGACAGCAACGTTGTTTTATTTGACGAATACGGCAGTAATGAAAAATCGCATATATCGAAAAAATCGTATGTAAGTTATCAATTAAAATCTGATATAAACGAATGGTGTACCGCGCTTGACAGTTCGGCGGAAAACCTTGTAAATCAGTTGGATTATGCGCAAGGCGTATCTTACGAGCCGACGAGAAGATATTCACCGAGCGAAACATACGGAAACCCCGACATAACTTTAAGAAGTGAAAATGCAACGGCGAGATTTTCGGAAGATGAAAGTTCGTTTATTCCTACAAGCTTACCTATCTATAAGATAAAACGCATAAGAGTAGTTCGATTCAACAATACTAATTACGATATAGATATAACGCCGTATGTTTACGAAGAAGCGGATTACGGTCTTTTAAAATCAAATAAAGGCTATTACCCGAACGCAAAAGCCTTTGCCGTTTATTACAGACAAGGCGAAAAAAATATAAAAGGATTATTTTATAAAGAGGAAGATTCCGTATCGCAGTATTTTAGTAAGTTCGCGATTGTAAATATAATTCGCGCCGCTTCCGGGGATTTTTCTATCGATATATTCGGCGAAGATTTATATAAAATCGGTTTTAGTATCGAATACACGCCTATTTATTCAACACGTATAAGAACGATAAAACAAACTCTTTCAACGGGGAAAATGCCGCGTGCGCTTGCGTACAATCAAGGAGAAAACCTTATTGAAACAAGATATTACGGCGAGAATTTAAAGGGCGTTGTAGCGCGTTTAGGCAATATTGAAAAAACGTACACGTATCATTTAGCGTTTTTATCGGATATTCCGAAAGTAGGTACGTTATTCGATGATAATTACTATATTTCATCGGTATATACGGAGATTTTGCAAAGCGTGATAAAATGCACGGTAGGGTTATCGAAAGACTTTAACAGGCTTTCTCAATACGTAGGAATTTCGTCAAATAAGCGTATGTGGGAAGTATCAGAAAAGCAAAGTCAAGCGAGGCAATCCATTTATACTGAATATATGAAAGTCAGTATGACAGACAATGCAGGAAGTGATAGCGGCGTTTGTTTTGTGCAAGCTAATCCGTTTTTAATATCAAAAAATCAATCCATAACGCTTTCGTCTATTACGACAAAAACAAAAAATAAAACAATCCTTAAAAACGTGCTTTTGCCGGCAGTTGCAAGCGCAATAGGAAATTCGATGATATTTACATTTTCGTTTGAAGATAACTATTCGGCGGGACAAAGACAATTAGTAACTACAAATGAAAGCGGGAATAACATATTTTATTCTCAATACGTTCCTTATTGCGATTATTTCGGGAAGTTCTATTATATGGATATAGATTTTACTATCGCGATAAATGCTTCGAGCGATTGGAACGGTATGTATTTCCCCGAACGCGTTGACGGAGTGCAATATTTCCCCGCCGTATCTATCCGTGATTGGAAGTACAGAAAAGACAATCGCGAAATCCCGCAAATCACTTATGAGCTTTCGGCGGTAAGCGATGACGAAGAAATTATCATCGGTTCGGGAATTATGCAAAATAATTTCCTTGTGAACATTTCGCCGTTGCCGTTAGTTTTATACGGCTTTACGGAACGATTGAATAAAATCAATAGCGAAGTGGATTTTACAAACGCAAGAAAGCTTTCTGACAGCGTATCTTTTCAAGACAACGGCACGGGGTGGAAAGTTGTATTAAATATACCCGAAAGCGCGGCGGATTGCGTAGCTTTTGCGATTGTAACTCAACCGTCCGAAAAGGTTATTGAAGTAACCGATGATGACGGAAATAATACAACGCAAACAATAAAATCGGGCGGATTGCTTTACATTGGCATAAATAAAGAGTATAATAGAATAAAAGACAACAATACTATTTATTTGAGCATTAGAAAAGAAATTTAAAGGAGTAAAGATATGATATTCTTTTTCAAATCGGACGGAACGTTGATAAAAAGCGCGCCCGAAACAGTTTATCAAGGCAGCGCAGAAGCGGGGAAAGTCTACGTAGTCGCGCCATTAAACGCGAATATGCTTGTAGACGTATATTATGAATTACCGAACGGCGAGCGGTGGGGCGCGTATTTGCTTGAAAATAACGGTACTGTTATAAACAACGAAGAATTGCCCGACGGTTGGGCGTTATGGAGTACCACGCTTGAAAGCGCAATCACGCAGTATGCGGGCACGCTTAAAGCGCAGTTCGGCTTTTATCAATCGGGAACGGCTGATAAAGTGCCGCTTATTACTTCGCAAGGCGTTACTATAACGATTGCGAAAGGGGTTGTAAGAGACGTATTCCCCGATTCTCCTTCCCCGCAAGTATATGAATACATTACAAACGCTGTCTCTACGATTTTACAGAATTTTAAGAACTTGCCGAACGAGTATTTGTCTAATACAAACGAAGATAAAATCGCATTAAAAAATAACGGCGCGATTGAATATTCCGAAAACGCTACGGCTGGAACGATTGCGAAGCGTGATAGCGACGGGAAAATCAACGTAGTAGACGGCACGGAAGATTTAAACGCCGTAAACGTAGGGCAACTTAATGCAGCGTTAGCAAACAAGGTTGATTCTTCTTCTGTATCTGCTACGGCTATTAAAAACACTATCGCGCAAAGAACCATCACGGGGCAATTAAAAGCCATTGACGGCGTAGCCGACGATGATTTGGCTACGGTAAAGCAGCTTAATGCAGTGCAAGGCAATTATACAGATATAACGAATATTGACTTAAACACGGGCGATACAACGGTTGAATACGATACTGAATTAGGCATTACAGTAAATGCAAAAGGTACTCTAACGCACAAAAACGGCGCGACGGAACAACCGACAACGAAATTTGAAGTTCCTATTGTTGGTAAAGATGGTATTGTAATAGATAAAGCAGCTGATAGCGAGAAAATAGAGGTTAAAGTCGATACTAGTAAAGTATTTAATATTATAAATATAGACAGTAGTACGAGTAACCTTAAGCGCGTTCCTTATTTGCAAAAAGGCAAGACTACATTACAAACAGATATATCAGAATTACTATATGTAGATGAGGGTAACACAAATGATATAGGAGATATTCCATCGTACGTTAACCCTGAGTTCGGCGACACTAGAAGTTCAAACGGAGTTTTAATTACAAGCGATCCGAAAAAACCTTATCAAGCAGCTAACAAGAACTACGTAGATAATGGGTTTGTAGCAAAAACTACTACCGCTACTCAAGATATGAGAGTATACGGAGTCCGCGCAGACGGAACGCAGGCTGTATTTGCTACTTCTCAAAATGTTCCAGAAATAGATCATATAGCTCAATATACAACAGGAGGTAATATAAGAACAAATACTCCTATTGATAACTTAGATTGTGCAAATAAGAAATATGTAGATGATGGATTCGTTGCAAAAGTTGATATTTCTGAAAATTTTGTAAAAGTATTTACTATTCCTAACGGCGCAAGTACTGGAACACTTACTGCTGACGTAAAAGAAAAGTTATGCAATCCAGACGGGCATAATTATTACGTTTACGACGATACTTCACAACTGATTTTAAAGTATTCGTTTAACTCAGATGATGAGATTATACAGTATAAAGCCATATACCTTCAAACCGACAAGGCTTATGAGATTACTATGCAGATACTCTCGTCAAATGGTAGTTGGAGGCGTAGTCAAACCGTCTTGAACGTTGCAGCAAGTGGAGGTGTAACCTCTCTGGATGGTCAGACTGGTGCCTTAACGACGAAAACTCTCTTCGGTAATAACTCTATACTGGGTACTGGTAATATCGACATCTACAAACACGTAATCAATTTTACAAACGCAGACGGATATGCCTTTTTTAATATGGTAGTATATAGCTCTAAATTACTCGTTGTAGACTCTCTTACAGATTTAAAGACGCTTATAGGTGATTATGCCACTGAGAACGTATCTGGATTCGTATACGACGGTGCCAGTAGTTTATACTATCCTGTTTTTAAAGTAGATACCGAGATGCTTGAAGTATACTACATTCACCCACAAAATGGGTTAGGTTCGGTAACATTATCTGACTACACGATTACAGACACAGTAACAACTATATAATTCACATGAAAAGGAGAAACAGCAATGAAAAGATTTTATTACAAGAATAAAGATAACACAGGTTTTCTCAATCTCAAATCTCCACTTGTTGATGAGAATTACATTCAAATAACGAAAGAAGAGTTTGAAAAATTGGTAAAGCCCAAAGAACCTACAGCAGAACAGAAAGCAGCAAAAGAGAAAGCAAGGCAAATTGCGGAGTATAAGAAGTATTTACAAGATACAGATTATATTGTGCTTAAAATGGGCGAGTGCCTTGCGGACGGAAACACGGAAGCGGTAACGGCGATTAAAACGGAATACGCAGAACAGCTTGCAAAACGAAAAGAAGCACGAGCTAAAATCAACGAGCTTGAAAAATAAAGGCGGTGAAAAAATGGAAAGGGTGATAGAGCTTACGAAAACAAACGGGTATTTTTGGGATAAAAATCCGATTGTGTTCGGAAAAGACGATAAAGTCATTTTAAAGTTTAAAAGCGTTTACGACATTTCGGAATCGATTATAACGTTAGGCAACGGCGCGGAGAGAGTGCAAAAAACTCTCTCTCAACCGTTCGAAATTCCCGAAAAAGTATTGTTTTCGGGTTGGCTTTCCGTTAGAATTGATATGTACTTAAACGGAGATAAGGCTAAATCGTGGAATTTACTGCCTATAAAGCTTATCGAAGCAGACGGAGAAGTGCACGGAGAAGAAGAAGTAAAAGCTTTTAACGAGCGATTAAACGGCGTAGAATCGATTGTAGCCGATACGGAATCAAACAAACTCAACAAAAGCGATTTTTCGGCGTTCGTAGAAAAATACGAAAAAGCTTATAAAGACATTGCAGAAAAGCATAACAAGCTTGCCGAAATCGTGGGTGCATTAAAGGAAAATAATGCGTTATAATCGTATTATTTTCCGATTAAAGCGGTAAATTTGCAATATTTTTGCAAAAATAATAGATAAAACAAGGAGAATAAGGAAATGGATTTTAATTCTATTTATCAAGCAGTCGCGCCGTATTTAGGTACGGGCGTTATCGGCACCGCGTTAGTCGGTTTAATCGGCATTTTTTGCAAAGGCATAAAAGCATTTAAGGAAATGAAAAGCACGTTTAAAGACACTAACGCAGAAGCGATTGAACGATTCAGAAAGGCGTTGCCGAGCGAACTTACGGTATCGCTTGAAACAATCACGAAACAAGAGTTTTCGAAGATTAGAGCAGAAATAGCTGCGGACATTAAAGAGCAGTTTATAGAACCTATTAAAGCGAATACGGAGCTTTGCCGCGCAATGGCTGAAGCGTTGGCGGTATCGAAACTCACGCCTGACGCGTACAAAGAAAAAATCAAGGAAATGCTTGACTTGCCCGAAGTGGAAACGACAAACAGCCTTAAAGTCGAATTAAACACGGAAGAAAAGGAAACGAACGGAGAAGCCGCGGGCGCGAAATCAGAGAATAAAATTTTGGTGGATTGACGATGAAAAGAACAGGGAAAACGTGGTTATTTTTTGTTTTGCAGATTGTATTTATGCTTGTCATACCGTGCGTTTTTATATGGGTACAGTACGGAAGCGTAGAGCAAGGAACAACGGCATATAAATTAGAAGTAACCGCTATTTTGCTTATGTTATTAGTCTTTGTCGTATTCAAAAAGATTTTCATTTCTAAATGGCTGAAAACGATAGACGGAAAGATTATAAACATAGAAACGAACGCATTGACGATAACGGACGAAACGGCAATACAATCGAATAAAAAGGCGTGGAGAACGTATAGCATTATTCAACTATTTTCAAGCGCGGTTATACCGCTGTTATGCTTTATCCTTGCTATACTTACGATTAAAGCCGTAGAAAAGGATTTAATACAGTTATACGGCTGTTTAATGTTTTGCCTTATATCTATTTGCGTTGGGATTGTATTCAGGATAGCGGAAATTTACTCAATGAAACTTACTCACGAGAAAGACGAATAAAAATAGGGGTGTGTGAGATGAACAATATATTAAAATCAGCGACAAATATTATATTTGCGCTTTTATCGCTTGTATGTTTAATTATCGTATCGCTTGGAATCGGGCTTGATTTTTCGCAGTTAAAATCGCCCGCATTTTGGCTTGAAGTGCTTATCAAGTGGGTGCTTACGATGATTATGTTTAATATCGTAGCGGAATACGACAGCGCGCAGCGAACGCACGACAAAACAGGACGGTTTTATTTGGCTTTTGCAACGCTTAAAATCCGTATCAAGCTAATTCACCGCAGGAAACTTTACAACGAATTAAACGCGGCATTAGACAGCAAAAATAACGAGATTTTAAAAGAGTTATGGACGGAGCGTATTCATCGCAGTGCTTGCACGCATTTATGCTATGATGATATTTATAACTCAACGGACACGCCAAAAGAGCTTGCCGAAAAAGTGCGCTTGACGAAGAAACGGAAAATAAAGCGGCTTGCGAAGTTATGCGAACAAATCCGCAGCGGCGCGACATACAAACATTTTTATTTATTCCCGTTTAAACCTATCAAAGAAGAGTATTTTCTAAAAGACAACGAGCTTTCGAAAATATCTATCAATAAATTCAGTTATTCCCACGGCAAAGAAACTTTCCGCCGGAACTCAACGAAAACAATTACTTTCTTTCTGACTTCCTTAATCACGGCGGTTATAACTTATTCATTTTATGCGCCGAACTTTTGGAGCGAGCTTGCGGCGAACCTTTTGACCGTAGCAATGGCAATGGGCGCAGGGTTTACCACTTCCGCAAGGGATATGCGCAGAAGAACGCAAGTATACGAAAACAGAAACGACTTTTTAGAGCGTTACTTAAATATAACTGACGTATGGAGCGAGAATTATACTTTTCCGCAAGAAGTGCCGCTTGAGCTGAAACAAGCTACTTTTAATAAGCTAATAAGTGGCGAAGAGAGTTTATCAAAGCAAAATGAACTTAACGAGGCGCAGAGTAGCTCACAAGGGAACACAGGAACGTTTTTCGACTTTTCCGAACATAAGGAGATTTTACGATGATTTTAGGAATGCTTATTTGTTTCTTAATGCTTTTTGAAGAGCGCGACTAACTACACTCACACACCCCTACAAAAGCCGCTTTACTTTCCTTTTTTCGGGAACGCAAGCGGCTTTCTTTTTGTCTATTTTTTATACATTTATACAACTTTTTTGTGTATTCTATCTTATTTTATCCGTTTTTCTTTATTTTTAAGCGTTTAAAACGAAGAACAAAACGGGGAAAACTTATCTTTCGCAAAGCAACGCAAGAGCCGTTTTTGGGCATAATAGCCCTATCGAAAAGATAGAACTAAATGCCTTTAAAGCTTATCTCCCGCAGAAGTTTCCGCGTTCGCCGCCTTTTCTCTTCGCATTCCGTTTTTTCAACGGACTTTCGTCAGCGTATGCTCAATCCAACGCCTAAAACCGAAAGCAAGCCACAAATGAGCCGTGCCCCCCACCGCTTTTTATAGTGTTATTTGGTGTCCACAATCACTTGACGGGGCGTTACTTTACAGAAGAGAAAGTGCTTTTCACGCTCCGCGGATATATTGGTAACGCGGTGTCCGCTCCGCAGTGTCTCCCGGCTGCCGCTCGTTTGAGGGTGTTCACGGGTGTAGCAACTATTTAAAGTCGCTATAAGGTAAAAGAAAAAGCGATAGTGTAAAATATTTTGTGTAAACACTCTCTGAAAAAAAGACAAGAGAGTTAA